TGCTTCCTTTCTCTATGTGCATCAGGGGGTCTTTTTTTTTAGTATCTTCTACGCTATTATCTACAACATATAGACGCACCCACAATGGACGGTACTATGGGAACAGACGTAGAACAAAATAATAAAATAGGCGAAAATACGGGTAATCGTGGCAAGGGTAGACCTAAAGGCGCGATGAACAAGAATAGTAAGTTGCTTAAAGATGCGATACTTGAAGCAGCAGCCCGCGCTGGGAATAAGTTTGGCAAAGACGGTTTGGTTTCTTACTTAGAAGAACAGGCAGAGAAAAACCCAACAGCATTTATTAACCTCATGGGTAAGGTTCTACCGTTACAGGTCAAAGCTGACATCGAAGGTGAAGTTGATCATGTGGTGAGGGTTGAATGGCAACCCCCAGGAAAGAGCGCTTTGCGATTATCGTGGCTCACAGACGCTTTGGTAAGACCGTAGCTGTAATCAACGATCTGATTAAATACTGCTATGAATGCCCGCTAGACAACGTGCGGGTAGGATACATTGCCCCGTACCTTTCCCAAGCAAAAGCTGTAGCATGGGATTACGTGTTACAGTTTACCGCAGATATCCCAAACGTGAAAGTCAATCACAGCGAATTGCGTGTGGACTTTGACAATGGTGCGCGGTTCCGTCTGTTCGGCGGGGATAACTTCAACGCCATGCGCGGCTTGTACTTCGATTATGTCTGCATTGATGAGTTTGCTGACTTCCCTGCATCGGCCTATCCAAACGTCATCAGACCAGCCACTGTGGATCGCAAGGGTAAGATCACCCTGATCGGTACGCCCAAGGGCAAGAATGAGTTTTGGGAAATGTGGGACGCAGCCAAGCGTGACCCTGAATGGTTTACCGCGATGTACAAAGCATCGGATACAAACCTGTTAGACGAAGACGAACTGGCAGATGCCCGCGCGATGATGGGCGAAAATCGCTACCTTCAGGAATTTGAGTGCAGCTTTGAAGCAGCTATTGAAGGGGCATATTATGGGAATGAAATGAAAGCGGCTACGGATGATGGTCGCATAACTATGGTTCCATACGATCCCGCGCTTGGCGTTGTAACGTCATGGGACTTGGGAATTGGAGATAGCACCGCAATTTGGTGGTCGCAGCATTTATCAAGCGGTGAAACACGGATTATTGACTACTACGAAAACAGCGGGGTTGGCTTAGATCATTATGCGAAAGTTCTGTCGGAGAAACCATACCACTACGAACAACACATTCTGCCGCACGATGTTCAGGTCAAAGAATTGGGTACGGGAAAGAGCCGACTTGAAACGCTTGACGCGCTGGGCATACGGAACATTGAGATTGCGCCGAAACTAGCTGTCGATGATGGTATACAGGCAGCACGATCTATGCTTGCTAGATGTTGGTTCGATGAAGAAAAGTGCGCACGGGGCATTGAGGCATTGCGGCAGTATCGCAGAGGCTTCGACGAAAAGAACAAAGCATGGCGCGGTAGACCGCTTCACGATTGGACATCACACGGTGCCGATGCGTTTAGATACTTAGCTGTTGGATACAGTCCCACGCAGCAATGGGGGCCACCCATTAGAAGGAATTTGCGCGGGATTGCCTAGTGTGCTAAAGTGGCCTCAAACACGGGGACACCGATATGGCAAAGCAAAAAGCACCTTGGGAAACGGATAATCCGAAGCCTAAGAAAAAGCGCAAGAAAATGACTGAAGGTCAAGTTGCCCGCGCCAAACGCCGTGCAGCGGATGCTGGTCGCCCCTATCCTAACTTAATCGACAACATGGCTGTAGTGGCTAAGAAGGTTGTCAAGAAGCAACGGAGAGCCTGATGGGTTGTGGATATAAGAAAAAAGGCCGTAAAGGCGGGAAGAAAAAATAATGCCTGTAACGTATGGTGGCCCTAGCGGCGGTAGATTAAAAGACGATGATCCAAGAGTAACGCGTCATAGACAAATCTTGGTAAGTCACGGTATGGGTGATCCATATGCTGGCGGCTCATCAAACAATGTCCCAGCTTTACCAAATGTAGTTAGCGGCGGTCAGTCTTCAGGCCCAGTATCAGGCGCAGCGCCTAAAGCGCAGAGCGTTCTTGGTGGCGGCGGTAAGGGCGGCAAGAAATCATACGATGTAACCGATCCAAAGCAGCGTGAAAACTTTCTAGAAGCACGGGCCAAATACAATAACGATGGCAACTTTGGTTATTATGCAAATAACGGACAATGGGTAAGCGCATTGACAGACGCATTTGATGGTGGTGGTCAGGATCAGTACGGTACAGCATTCTACGGCGGTGGGCCTTTGTCTATGATCGGTAACGCTATGAAGATCAGACCGCTAGGCATGGCCCGTGAAAAGGACGATGAAGGAGAATACCTAGTTGATCGCGCCGACATCGGTTATCGCAACATCAAAGATATGTATGACCGTGGCGGGCCACAGGCATCAGGTGGACGCTTTGAGGGCGCTGGGCACTACAGTGAATTTGCTAACATGTTAGCGGGTGAGCGCGGTGAGCGTGAGCTATATCCAACAGAAACAGATTACGCCTCTGTGGGTTTGATTGCTCCACCTGCATTGCCAAGTATCTACAACAGTCGCGGCAACATGAAGCCTAAACGGAAAATCGCACGGTCACTGCTAGGAATGTACTAATGCCACGCAAAAAGACCCCTGCATCAGTAAAGTACGCGAATGGAACGACATATAAGGATGCGAAAGGCACCAAGCGCGGTGACGCGTATTGTGCGCGTAGTTCGGGCCAGAAACAAACTGAAAAAGTCAAAGTCAGACGCAAGGCATGGGGATGCCGTGGAAAGAAATCGGTGAGGGGCTAATGGATAGCTACGAATTACGTTTAAACTACGCACAAATGACAGGTGACACCGAAAACGCTTTTCGTATGCGTGAAGATGGCACCGAAGGTTACTTCTACAGCGACGATACAATCATGCAGGCAATGGATGAACTGAACAACAGTCGTTTGTCTGCGCGTCCTGTTTATAGTGAAGCAATGTCAGAGTTCGGCCCCCGTGCTGGGGTTCCAGTAGGACGTATGCGCTACGTCAACAGCCCAATGGTTGCGTATGAAAATGCGCAAGAAGACTTGCGGGACTTTAGAACAGCCCGTGATGCAGGCGACACAATGCAGTCGTTGATGTCTCTTGGAAGTGCGGCATCGCAGGGTGTATCGGCTTCCCCAGTAAGACGTATGAGTGCAATGCTCAGTTTGATTGACTATCTACGCGGAGTTGAACGGTGAACTTTGTAGAATTTTTGGCATTACCAGCGCGTGATCGTCGTGAGCGTTTAGGTGAATTTCTGGGTGGCTTGGTGCAAGACCGTGATGAACTGGTTAATTACACGCCACCAGCGAACCGCACAACGCTTCTAGGTGACAGATCGCAAACGCCAGCAAGCGTACAATTTGTACAGGATTATGGTGACTTTCTACCTGTCGTAGGTGAAATCACTGGTGCAATGGATTTAGGGCAAGAGCTATCAAAAGATGATCCAAACTATCCGTTAGCTGCCGCATTGGGTTTAGGAACAGTAGTTGGCGCTGTTCCTGTTGTTGGTGACACTTTAGCCCGTGGCATTGTTTCTGGCGCTGAAAAACTAGCCGATGCAGTTCCGTCAGACGTAAAGTACGCAACCCGATCATTGCTAGAGGGTGACTTGGGTGGCGTGAGAGATGCATTCTATGAGGGCGGTGTACCCGTGGGTGTTGGCGCAGATGCTGTTGGTGATCGCGTCCGTAGCGGTGCCGATATAAAAGCACGTTTGGAAGATACGCCTAACGTCATAGAGTATGTAACGGGTGATCCGTATGTACCAATGTCAAACACTTCTAACCTGAAGTCACAAAAGCCTATTGCGTTATTAGAACATGAAAGTGTTGTTAGACCTACAGGTGAAACAGTCCCGCCAGTAGTGGCAGATTTTGCAGATTTGGAAGGTCGGGATATTCTGGCGATTGTGGGAGATCAAACAGGTAGACATGATATTTTGTCTGTCGGTAAATATGATCTAAGTGATGATCCGCAAAGAAGTTTGGCTGGCTTCGAATATATAGATGTAGACAATCCGCTTCAGGGATACGCTGGCGCACAATCTGCGACATCTTCAAAGCTAAACGAAGCATTAGAAAGCAATGATCCATTTTACATGTCATTTTTGATGGGTGAAAAATCATCAGACTTTGCACTACACACAGGTGAAACCTATGGGAAAATGGTGCGAAAAGCAGTAGAAATGGGTGACATTGAAGGTAAAGATTTAGAATACATTGACAATGCAATACGAAATATCGGTGTACCAGAGCTAGTTAAAGTTAGAGATGCTGACGGTAATATCGTTAAAAAAGCAGACGGTACGCCAAAAACAAAATCAGTTACGACATATCCATTCAAGGACTTCACGTCAGTAGCGGAACCAGAAGCAATTTTAAGTTATATGCGGTCTTTGCCAACAGGAACTCAAAGAGCGTATTTTCTTAAAGGTTTAGATAAAACTAATCTATACAAGCGCGGGATGCCAAAGGTGCATGATGCCCGTCTAGCAGTCGCAGACGAAGCACAAATGGGTATGGATTGGGGTACGGTGGGCTATCGTGGGTTTACGCCAGACTTGCAGCGTGGCTTGCTGCAAACTACGCCAGAAATGTCTACAACATATGATACAGGTGTAGCAAAGGTTGGCCCATCGATGACGTTTATAGAGGGTAGTCGCGGTGTTCCAGCAAACTTGGCATTTGCGGATTTATCAGCAGCGCAGCGTGAGAAAGGGACAGGCGGCGGTTTGTTAATGAATAGTGCGGATTACAAAGTGTATGAAAGTAGTCCGACAAAAGCAAAGCAGCCTTGGCGGGCGATTAATACCGATACTGTTAACACCTTCATAGACATCGAAAAAACACAGGGTCGTGATGTGGCTTACGCATTCGCTCAAAAAGTGCTATCAGAAGGTAAGGTCACAAACGCATTGATCAAACAGGCTAAGAAGATGAATGACACGCATACAGACATTCATTGATCTGGCAGAGGCTGCAATGGATCGTCAGGTGCGTCACTGGCGCATGGAGCGGCGTTCTATCGCTCTTGCGGACACGCAGTACACTGCATTCCCTAATGACTTCCTAGAGCCTGTACGCTTTGTGCTTAAGGCAAACCCGCCCAGCGCAGTAGAGCTAATCGGTCAGGGCGAAATGATGGATCGTCGCTTGGCTTCAGCAGATACAGCGGGCAAGCCACGTTATTACGCAATCACTGATGGCACGATTGAGCTATTCCCAACACCTGACACTGGGTATGACTTGGAAATGACGTATTACGGTGCGATCCCGAAATTGTCAGCTTCTACAGCCACAAACTGGGTTTTGCAGTACCACCCAGACGCATACCTGTATGGCGCACTTATCCATTCTGCACCTTTTTTGGGTGAGGATGCCCGCATACAAACATGGGCAGCATTGTTTCAAAGCTCAATTGATGCTATAAACATAGAAAATGAAAGAGCCAAGACAGGCGGTTCAGGTCGTCGCTTAACAATTAGGAGTTACTAATGGCTAGTTTTACCAAGGTAAATGATTTCGTCGTAAACTTGGCGAATGCAATGGACTTAGACGCAGACACGCTTGCGGTTGCTTTGTCAAACACTGACCCAACAGCGGGGACAGATGTCACTGCGGACGGTAACGGCGTTCTAGCTAATATCACTGAAATCGCATACACAAACCTGTCGTCACGCACATTGGCGAACGTCACTAGCACACAGACATCAGGCACATATAAGCTATCTGCGGATGACTTGACGCTTACCGCTTCAGGTGGCTCAGTAGCAGCGTTTCGCTATGTGGTTGTGTACAACGATACGCCGACATCACCAGCCGATCCAGTGATCGGGTATTACGACTACGGGACATCCTTGACCTTGAACGATGGTGATACATTCACAATCGACATCGGGACAAACGGC